AGTCTTGGGGCTTAGGACAGTCCCCACCCGTTGCCAGAAGGTATTGTCGTCTAGGTATTTTTTATTAACAATAGAATCAAACCTATCCTGTGTTTCTTGGGTCGTCCCGAACTTGATATTGATAGAACGAACGATATTGTTGTCGTCCATGTTGTCGAAGTTCCCTGCCCCTGCGGGTCTAGTGTAGCCTCCCCTGTCTATCTTCCCTCTGTTTTGACTAACCTTAACCATAAAAAATTTTAGAGAACAAACTTAATAAACCTAACTAATCAGAACTAAGCACATTGCTAGTCCCGTTGTTAAACCAAATCTTATTACCAGAAATAAACACGTCCCCTTCTCCCCCGTCACGTGTTGCGGAATCATGCAAAGGAATCTTTAGGTCGCTTGGTTGGCATGGGTCACCTACGAGTTCTACCATTACTTCGCCTCCTTCTTAGGTTTCTCTTCCTTCTTTGCTTCTACCTTCTTCTTGCTCTCTAAATAAACCGCTACCTCTGCTGCTTTGTCTGCGTCCTTAGCAATCTCTTTCTCTGTCATTAAATGAAACCACTTCTCACCACGTAGAACCTGTCCTTTGTAACTCATTATTCCTCCGTGTTGGTTATCGTGTAGATAGATTTAGGATGAATGATTTGGATTTGTCCCATCTCCCATGACCTAATGATTGTAGAGATACCCTTATTCTCAATCAATGCTGTCTCAAACCCTACTGCACTCTGCCATTGGGCCGTCAGTCCGTTAATAATAATCATAGCCTCGTCGTCTGTTACGCTAGTTGTCTTAACGATTGTTAGTCCTGCTACCTGCCCCATCTTCCCGTTACTTACAATGTCCGCTGTCTTAAAGGATGGGTTGTTAATTACTTTCGAGTTCTGCATTAGAGATGCGTAGTCGTGTGGGTTTACTAGCAATACTCCGCCTTCTTGTGCGTCATAGTTGTTCTCGTCCATTGCTTGGATTCCTCTTAGGATGTCGTTGATTGGGTTCTGGTTAGATGCTGTTGAATCGTCCCATGGGTTTACTGCTGCCACCGTTCCTGCTGTCCCTGACTCTGCGGTTAGTGCTGCATAAATAGCGGTGTCGATTGCGTTCACGATTGACTCTACTATTCCGTTGATTGCTCTCTGTTGGACGTTGAACTGGTTAAGCCTTAGGTCTTCCATAGAGATTAGAGACTCTGCCCCGTACTTGATGTGGTCCGAGCTTACCTTGGTCCATGACCTCTGAACACTAGGGAACTCTGACAACCTGCCGATACCTTTAACGTTCCTTGTTCCTGATGCGGTTAGAATAGTTGGGTCTTCTTTGAAGTATGTTTCTGTTAGCTTGTTGGATGTTAAGGACTTCAATAGAGGTCTCAACTTGAACTTCTTCTGTGCGAACACCGTAACAATGCTAGAAATGTTCTCGCCTCTTATGTCTACTTGTCCTACTTGGTCTGCCATTATGTATTACCTACCAACATTACTTCCCCTGTCGTACCCTTTGCGATTGCTTCGATTGCGGTTCCTACGATTGCCCCTGTTAATAGGTCTCCGGCAACTGCGTCTCGAATAACATTAACCCCAGAAATAACAACCTTAGCACCCATAGTAACATCTGCGTTTGGGTTAGCAGTCAAAACAAAAATCCCTTCCTTTGTTAGTCCTAGGTTTGTTTGACCCGAACTAGCTTCCTTCTCTGTCATAGCAATACCAGCAAAGATAGGAGCTGAATCACCAGAAGTGGAGGCTTGTGCGGTTCGTGGGTCTCCGCCAATCATTAGAGTGAATTGTTCAATCCCAGAAGTATCTCCCACGGTCCAATCGTGAGTCGTATAAGGACCTTCAACTTGTACTGCCTCGTTTGCCATACTATTCGGTACACCGAATAACTATTTAAATCTTTCCTTTATGAAGATTTGATACGATTTTATCAAAAGTGCTAGAATTGCGTAGAAATGTAGCCATTTACTCATAACTGTTCCACTCCATCGACGTTAAAATTGTCTTTCTTTGTCCCAATAGGAACTACCGCTACAGCCTTATGGTGTTCTGTTGGCTGCATATGGAGAACTGGTTTGGTCGGCAAAGGACACTTCTTTAACCCTAGGAGTTTTCTGACTAGATTGAGATATTTCTTAAGTTTTGGGACGCTGGTTGTGACATACTCCCCTTTCTTTCCTACCCCGATGTGATTCATTAGCGCTTCTTGCTGGTCTTCTGGGTGGACTATCTTGTACATCCTCATTGGGCACACACCACAACGAACATAACAATCTTTCTTACCATCGCCAGTAGAATCACGAGGGAATTTTATGGCTCTCATATCTGTCTCCCACCATTCCAAAGAATCGATAGGTCCTGTTACTGCAACGTAAGTTTCCATTCCTCTAATTTCCCCAGAACGAATTTATTAATCTCCAAACCTTTTTCTGTGTTTTCCTTGATTTCCTCTAGCTTGGTAATCATCTCTTTGGTGTTCTCAATCTCCTTATCAATGTCTTTACTTTTCATGTGCTAGAATATCAAGCTCCCCCTTATTAAACTTCTCTGCGATGTCTTCATCTGTGGGCTCTGTCACCGTTGGCTCAACCCTACCCCCGGCAGTTCCAGCAAGCAATGCCTCGTTTCGTATTTTCTGCGCTCTAACAAGTTCTTTTTCAAGCGCGTCATTTTCTTCTTTAAGCTTTTGAGAAGGTGTTTTAGAATCGTCAGTAGTTTCAGTATCTTTTTTATCGTCCGCCACAGGCTTATCAGTTTTCTTTCCTGCTGTGTCAGTCTCATTTGTTTGTTCATCGGGCATACTATTATATGACACAGGGCTTTATAAAACTATCTTTTTTTTAATACAAGAGTTAGGTTATTGATAGCTAGTGTGTTTTCTTTGAGGGTTGTAGTTGCGAACTTCCACATCATTATGAACGCGGCAATAGGAAAGCCCACCGACGAGATGACGTTTGCTATTTGTGTGCTTAGGAGTGTCATGCGAAGAGAGCCGCCCCCAACAGAAAGGAAACTAGGGCTAGACACACATAAAACAATAATTCTTTCGGTGTCATTCTTCCAACTCCAGACCTCTAAAGAAGTCCCTCGAATTTACTAATGATTCTGGTGGGTTAGCCAACTGGTCTAGCACCTTTCCACGAGCCACTCTTATCTCTGCTTTTTGTTTGTCGATTTCGGCTTGGGCCGTGTTGTACCTGCCTGTTATTTTTAGTATTGTTTGTCCTATGCTTGCTTGCTTCAACGCTGCCTCTGCATCTAGTAGGGCTTGTTCTGTTTCGGCTATGTCCGCTAGTGCCATTGATTGAGTATACTCGAATAACTCACCATTCTCATCCAAAGAAAAACCAAGCTTGGAGGCTTCTGGTATCTTTGTTAATTGCTCCCCCACCTTCGTAACCTCTGCCTCTATCCGTGTGACTTTTGCGGTTAGTAAATTTGAGGTTATGCTCTTAGCACTTCCCAAACCAGCGAAACCCAAAATAGTAATAGCACTCGTTCTTAAAGAACTTGACGCCGCCTTAGCCTTTACTGGTGCTGATAAAACTCCCTTAGCCCTCGAGGCGATTTTACCAGTTGTGGATGCCTTAGATAAAAAGCTAGTTAGCCCTGTCTTTAAACTTGGGATTGTCAACGCTGCTGCCCCTGCTGCTACGCCCAATCCTCCTGCTGCGGGGATGGCTGTGCCTAGAAATTCTGTTTGTTCTGGTGTTAGTGTCTGTCCTGCCCCTGCTGCCGTTAGTTGTCCTATTGGTGATTCAGCTCCTATCAATGCCTCTACTGGTGTAGGTTGTCTTGGTTGCTCTTCTGCGACTGGCTCTACGACTGGCTCTACGACTTGTTCTTCTGGGAGAGGTTCAGGTCCTCGGATTGCTGCGGCTGCTTCTTGCCTAGCTGCGACTTGTTCTTTGGTTCTTTCTTGAGCTTGTGTTGCTGATAATTGTCCTGACGCCTTGGCTTCTGCTTGGGCTTTCTGTATCGCAATTAATCTTTTCTCCTCTTCGATTTCTGCTCTTGTTTTTCTTTTTCTTACCTTCCCTGTTGGGTCTGTTATTACTACCATTATCTATTGAGCTTAGGCTCTGCCTCCGCCGGTTGTATAGACGTCTGCCCTGTGTTCTTATCTGCGTTCTCTTGGGTCTTAGGAGCTAGGCTAGGAGGTCTATTAAATTTAATTTTGATTGCTGCTTGATTCCAAAGGTCTTTCTCTAGTTCTAGTTGTTCCTTAGCGTAGATAGGCTCAAAGATTAGATGCCCATTGATTCCGCCGACCTCTGATGTTCCGTCGCTGGTTGCAATACTTCTAGGTACTCCGAACACTTGGTAGAAGAATGTCTCTAGATAACGAATCCAGTCCATTCTCTCTGCTAGCGATTTTACCACAAATGGCTCTATTTTTGCTGTGTCTTCTGGCATTCCTACCATCTGCCCGTTCTTGACTGCGTTCTCTATTTGGGTGTTAGCATATTCAATCTTTCCAGCATTGTTAGTCTTGTAGTACACAATTCCCAAAGCCCTTCCTCTCTTCTCTATCATTCGGTTAGTAATCAAAGCCTCGTTTCTAGCGTCGATAATCCACTTAACCGCATCAATCTGGGAAGTCCCGTGGAGCTGGTCTCCTAGCCTCTTATTGCTAGAGTGTAGCATATTATCTTTTTTGATTGGTCTCCACACTTTGCCATTCCAAGTATCATACCTCTTAATCAGTCCATTCTTATCAAACACCACCCGGATTCTCTCTGGAGAAATTGGTATCATGTTAACTAGATTTCCTTTGTCCCCTCTCTTCATTTCAATAAAGGCGTCTCCTACCACAAACTTCATAACTAGGTGTTGCCACATAATAGTCTCAAAAGTGTCTTTTCCCATTCCTGAGATTTGTTCTAGGTCGTTCGTTGTGTTCTGGTTTTCTGACGTCCAGCCCCGACTGGTAGCCCATGTCGATAAGGTGTTGGCTGCGGAGTTAATCTCTGGGATTTCTGAATAGTAGCCCATGTTTTGTGTTGCATCTGAAAAATACCAGAAGGTCTCTGTCCCGTCGGTGTTGGCTGCGTCTAGGGCTTTACTGCTCACTATGTAATCTGGGACTGAAATATTCGTTGTGGTTGCTTTGGATAAGTTTAGTTCTGCCATTATTCTCTCCTAAAAGACGCGTTTAGTATTGTTTGGTTATAGTTGCTGTCTTGGGTTGATGGGTCTATGTTCCCAGTTAGGTCGAAAGGAGAGTGTCCTATTACTGCGTCCACGTTTGCCCCGCCTGCTCCGGCGTTGCCCCAGAGTTCTATCGTGAGCCTGAGTGTTTGCCCTTCCGCAATTAGCTCATCTGTGATGGTGATTGGGATTGTGAAGTTTGAACTAACCCACGAGTTAGCTGAGGAGGCTTGATATAGTCTTGACTGTCCACTTCCTAGGTCTGTTTCTGTTGAGCCATCCCACCTCCTTATCTTAGCAATAATATAGAACTCGTCAATCTGTGCTCCTGCATCATGGAGGAATCCGGCTGTCACGTTTACGGTTGATGTTCCGTCTAGGGTTTGGGGGAATGTAAATGGGGCTGTGTCAAAATCTAGGTCCATTGTCTTCGCTGCGCTCCCTGTGCCGAATCCTGTTGAATCGTCGACAGTCTCGACTGCGTCAGAATGGATATTGTTAGAGTTCATGTGATGGTCTGCTGTTGTAGTAATCTGCGAATTGTAGCATTGATAAGAAACAACACTCACTCCGCTAGAGAACTCTGTGAAGTCGAAGACGGCATTGGTTGGGGATATGGTTGAGTATGGTTGGGGGAATTGGTCTACCATTCTATATCAGCCTCCTTTATTCTTTTTAAGGCTTGGTTGGCGTATGTGTTTAGAACGTTCTTTTTGTCTTGGGTTGTTGATAGCCCCCAGCTGTTAGGGTTTTGATTTATTAGTAGGATTGCTGCTGTTGCTCCTGCGTATAATGCGAGGGCTTGTTTTAGGTTCGCATCAACACTCGCTATATTTGTAACAAAGTCGCTGTCTGTTTCTAAGTAGAGTAGGCTTTCAGCGAATAAGATTGCGTAGTTAGTGTTAGCCTCTAGGATTTGGTTAGCGCTTGCGTTCTCTCCGAGGAGAAATAAAACTTGAGCTGTGGTTGCGAGTGTGCCTTCATCTGCCATTGTTCAATCTCCTGATTTCGTTTGTTAGGCTTCTGATAGCATCAATCAGTAAGAAATCTTTATCCTCCAGCTCGTAGATAGATTTTTCTATTGTTGGGGCTATGACGGGCGGGAGCTTTTTGATGGTCTTTGGCTCTATGTACTTAATTGTCATACTTTTATAGTGTACACCGTAGGATTTAAATCTTTGTATTTCCACGCTAAGGCGGCTCTCGTCAATCCTTCCGCGATATGGTCTCCACCTGCGCCTTTTTTACCAAAATATCTCATAATCGGCTTCCCGTTTGTGTCCTCGACATACTCGTACTGGATGCCGTTAAGTGAGTGAAACACGCTTTCGTCGTCGATAAGTAAGAGGTCACCGTTCTGTATGAGGCGGATTAGGTTTTGATAAAGCCAGTTCTTCATAATCTTAGTCTTGTTGCCCCAGCGGTCTTCGATGATTGTGGAGTTGAGAATTGGGATGGTCTTGTTCTTGGTTTGGTCGTCATCCAAAAGCATATCTGAAACTCCTACCCCTATCCCTCCTTCTCCGTCAGGAAATATCTTGTAGTAGTCGTAAGCTTTATCTAGCTGTTGAATGAATCTGAAAGTTTCTGGGATGCTTTGCTTGGTAGTAATTTGGTTGTCTCTGTGAAACAGCTTCCCATCTTTCTCCTCAATGGTTTCATAAGTTCCCTCATCTTTACCATATCGGGCTACATCCACACCTAAAAAGTAATTTTTGTTGGGTTCTGCTCCTTGTGGCTGTAATTGCATCGCTCTTCTTATGTCCTTCTCGTCAAACGCCTTCATGATGTCCTCCATGAATAATCCTTGGTACTCTTGCCCGTATTCTAACTTACTCATAGTTTTCTTGTCTGCTGCTAGAATTTGTAGAACTCTCTCTTTGTGTTCAGGGGTCCAACCCTTCCTTTCCTCAATAACCTTCTCTGTTGTGGTGTAAAACACCTTGTACCTAGCGTCTGGGTCTTTGAGGTTCTCTGATTCATTGAACCGCTCCCAGAAATAGCCTTGCTTCCCGAACGGTGTTGAACCCAACCACACTTCGCCCGCGGTCATTAGCACAATCGGCAAAACCGCCACCCAAAAGTACTTTCCCATACGGCTCGCCTCGTCCACAATAGTAATGTCAGCTTCAAACCCTCTTCCGCTGTCCCCCGTGTCGCCGGCGGGTCTCACTTTCATCACTGAGCCGTTTTTTAGGGTTAAAGTCTTCTTGTTAGTCTTGGTCTGCTTCTTTACCATGCTTTTTGGGGCGGTTTCTAGTAAATAGTTCTTAGCCATCACCATAATCAGCATAGCTTGCTCCTCAGTAAGCGAAAACATCAAAATCTTCGTTCCTTTCTTCTTTAACATCAAATCTATCGCTTTTCGAGCCATAATGTAGGTTTTTCCTACTCGGCGCCCTGTGCAAAGCAGAAAATCGCCCTTGTACGCCAAAACTTCCTTCTGCCAGTCGTCAAGTATTATTTTCATAACATTTCTCCTTTAGGTATTGTAAAATTTCGGGGCGGTTTTTCTCCATCCAGCAAAAGAAAGCTAAGGGATTGTTGTGAGCGGAAATCTCCCTAGAGAAAAGGTGGTGTTTCGCGCACAAAGTTATGCCATTAGAAATATCCAGTTTTGTGTCGTGAAGTTCCCTAGGGAGTATGTGGTGGGCGTTGGGTCTGTGGTTATCTCCGCAAACAACGCAAGCAAATCCATCTCGTTGTTTAACCTTAATGGCCCATGCCTTATCGGCTGGTGTAAATTTTATCTTCCCCTTTGGCATAAGAGAGCAAACCTAAGCGAGTTTAAGTAGTTTTCGTAAAATAAAAGTTCCACAGGAAATGAAGGTTTCCATAGGAAATCAGAATCTCCATAGGAAACGTAGGTGTTCCACAGGAAGTAACCCCCA